GAATAACTTGAGATCCACCTCTAAGATCTATACATCCAAGATCTCTCCAGTTTTTAACTAATACCTGATCGGTGGTTTGAGTTTCAATATTATACTTAACAACTTCAGTACCATTAGTCCACTTTACAAAGTGGTATGGCATATCCAAAATCGGCATCCAATTTTTTTCACAATAAGATCCAGCATCTCCAGTATGTCCTGGAACAGGAATTCGATTTTGATTTAATTCCTTTACACCATTCTCAGTAATTTCAATTTCACATAACTCCATTCTTCCCGTGCCAATGGTGTCAAGATCACGTCGAACACCGCAAGCATATAATTTTCCATCCCATCTTACAAGTCTAGCATCTTCAAGACCAACAAACTCCCAAAGTTCTTTATCAGGATGTTTGGAGGTATCAATATGATGATACCATTTTATATTCATATTCTCGTCCAGTTCACATACAATATTCCAGGTACGTAAACGGAGATCATCCTCTGGATGAATATAAACAAGTGGTCCCCAATGATGTTCAAATTTTTTCTTCTCTGAATGATAGAGAGTGTAATTAATATTCCTAAGGTTTGCAATAATTCTACCGTTATCATTATAAATTGAAGGATTCGTAATAGCAGGTCCCCTCAATTCTGATGATGGAATTAAAAGTGGGTGAATTGATCCACCATTTTCTAAGGCAAGTTTTACAAAATTTTCAGACATAAATTGCTCGTATATAACAAAAAATTATTTTTAAATTTAGTACTTTGATCATTACACTCACTATATATGATAGCACTGATAAGGTCCCAATGTCAACTTGACAAACCTTAGAAAACCAAGTAGACTACCTTTGTCCCGGTTAAAGATACATAATATTAATAATTATAAAGTAACTATGAGTTCTTCGTTTTTAAAGAAAGGTTGGTATTATATTCCAGATATAATTACAAAAGAAGAAGCAATACAAATTAAATATAAGAACTTAACTGGGGCTGTAAGAGATCTTGGAGGTCTTAAAACACACTTTGATCCAGAAAGAGGCAATGTATTAACATGCTATGCTCCACCGGCATGTGCTTTTGTAATGAAAAGAATTCAACCACTCCTAGAGAATTTAGTTGGTGAAGAACTCATACCTTCGTATTGGTTCTCTACAACATATCATAATAAAGGATGGATGAACTGTCATACTGATAGACCATCTTGTGAAATATCAGTAACGATGAATATTTGTGGAGATGCTGCTTGGCCTATTAAACTTAAAGATTTAGAAGGAAACAAACAATCTGTAGTTACACCTGTAGGATGTGGACTTGCTTATCTTGGAATAGATGTTCCTCATTGGAGAAGTCCATTAAGAACTCATCCAAATGACAGATTTATGCAACTCTTTCTGCACTTTGTAAGAAAAAATGGTCCTTGTGCAGAATATGCATATGATAAAAATCAAAAGTGTTATGAATTATTGAGCAGGTGATTCTTCTTCTGGAAGTGGTGGAAGAGGATCATTAATCATATTAATACTTCTTACTTGATCAAATGTAGTTGTTAGTTTCACCAACTCCTCATTACCTTGCAAATTAACTGGAAGTGATGGGTATGAGGTTGGAAAAGTATCAGAATTTGGAAGTACTCTTAATGCTTGTCTCCAAGTTTTAAAATCTTCATCTAAGGTATTTCCTTGCTCGAATTCTTTTGTCACCATCCAATCGGTAAGTTTAAGCATTTTATCTCGATTAACTCTGAGAATATTATATCTTTTTTCTTTCTGACAATTATCAAAAGAAGTTATTTCATTATCCCATTGCTCTTGAGTTAGTATTGAAAGACCTTCAGATTCTTGAAGAACATATGGTTCTCTATAAACTATATCATAAACTGTTACTGTATGAAAATCTTCAGTTGGTTGATCAGGAGATTCTGGATTTATAATTTCTTCTTCAACCTGTCTCTCGGCAGTGCTTACAATAGTAATGTTTGAATTATTTTGATAATCTTCCAATTCATTACTACCTACTGTAATCTCATACTGAAAATATTCTGGAACATGTGATAGAAAAAATGGAATGTCATTTTGGTCTATTAATTGATGTTGAGTTTCCAATCCTCTAATATTTGGCATCATCAAACCAAAACGAGTGTCTGTTGCCCATGCACCAGTATCACGATTAATCCAATAATGCTTAACTAATTGAGACATCTTTTTAATAAACCTCTATACCGTATTTATCGGCAATCTCTTTATCAACCTCATCCTTTGTCTTGAATCCTTTGACTCTCATCCAAGTTACAAGAGTATAACGATTACCAGAAGTAACAGGTTCTACCATATGTGTATACCATCTTGATGATGGAAAACAAACAAGAAGTCCTGGTTCTGGTTTAATTTTAATTCTTAAATCTGGAAAAGAAAAATAACCACCTTCAAAGTCATCATTTAAAAAAAGTACAGTAGATATATCTCTGTCTATTGTCTTCTTCCATACTTGAGTTCCATCAGGATTTGTCCATAAACCTTCTCCATCATTATGAGGTTTATAGTGTCCTCCTGGACTATAACAAAGTAATTGTGGTTCTTCACTATCTCTTACCTCAAATCCATAGAAAGGATTAATCACATTTTTTACTACATTATCAAGTAAATCTTTAACTTGAGGAAAGACTGGAATTAAGTCAGCACACTCTACATCTCTTACTGACTTATCTATTTTTGATTCTCTCTGTCTTGTTTTATCACTTCTTTCGGCATCAAAAACAGACATTCTCTCTTTATGAGATTGTCTCATATAATCAGTTAAAAACTTTAACCCTTCTGGTGTAACAACTTTAGGTTGAATCAAAACATTAGCAAGAATATCATTCATAATAGAATAATGTGGATGCTTTATTTAGTTTGAGTTTACAACCTCTGCTATTGTATTTAATGCACTAGGTGAACCAAAATCAGGAACACTTGTTAGTGTTTCATCGGAAAAATTAAGTCTAAAAATAGTGCAATAATTAGTTCCTGCAGTAAAATATCCACCATAATTACTTGATAACCCACCATGTCTATATTTTATAGATGGTAAATTATTTGCAGAATCAGATACAGTATCATTAGAGAAATCTAATCTACAAATATTACATCTATACAAAAGTGGTGGACTATTATAACCACCACCAAAGTATCCATAAGAATTATTTCCAACTGCTTTTATCCATCCAGAACTAAAAGTCATATCATTTCCTGGAGCATTTATAGTTTCTGTAGAAAAATCAAGTCTTCTGATAGAACAATAATATGAAGGAGATGGAAAAACATAACCACCACCAAAATAACCATAAGAATTATTTGAAATTGATGCTCCTCTATATCTATTTTCTGATAAATTTTTTCCAGGAAGGCTTACAGTTTCACTAGAAAATTCAAGTCTTACAATTGTACAATTGTTAGGACCACCAGCAAAATATCCATAAGAATTACTGAACAAATTTCCCATAGTATTATTGGATGTTGGCAAATTATTTTGGGAATTATTTGCAGTTTCGTTAGAGAAATCAAATCTTGTAATTACGTTAGACGGATTTCCTCCAGCATAATATCCATAAAAATTATTAGAAACTGCTGCAAGATATGCTGATGGTGTATGTACTTTAGCGGGTATTGAACTAGAACTTTCTGTGGAAAAATCATATCTATACATGTCGGAATTTAGAGTGCTTCCATACCTACCATTGAGATAACCATAAGTCTTAAATCCTTTGGCACGATAAAATGATTTGCCTCCAGAGACTGCTGCTGCATAAGAATTAGGTGTTAATAAATTTTTTCCGGGTTCACTTACAGTTTCGCTTGAAAAATCAAGTCTTTGAATTAGGTTAGTATATGAATATCCACCAGCATAATAACCATAAGAACTACTTGAGGTTGCTGCTAAAGAATCTCTTGCTGTTGGTAAATTATTTCCAGGTTCACTTACAGTTTCACTAAAAAAATCAATTTTTCTAATTAGGTTGGTAGGAGATGGTATCCAACCACCACCAAAGTAACCATAAGAATTACTTGAGGTTGCTGTAGATCGAGATGTTATTGTTGGTAAATTCTTTCCAGGATCACTTACAGTTTCATTGGAGAAATCAAGTCTCGTAATTGTGCTAATCGTATTTGTGCCATTATATCCACCAGCATAATAACCATAAGAACTACTTGAAACTGCCGCTAAATTAGATCTTGCTGTTGTTAAATTATTTCCGGGATTACTTAAAGTTTCATTAGAGAAATCAAGTCTATCAACTGTACTATAATATGATGGTGGTCCATTACGTCCACCACCAATGTAACCATAAGAACTAATTGAGGTTGCTGCAAGTTCAGATTTTTCTGTTGTTAGATTATTTCCAGGGTCGCTTACAACTTCATTAGAAAAATCAAGTCTTGTGATTGTATTGATTCGTGCTAGTGGATCTACACCACCAACAAAATAACCATAAGAACTACTTGAAACTGCCGCTAAACTAGATCTTACTGTTGGTAAATTATTTCCTGGATTACTTACAGTTTCATTGGAGAAATCAAGTCTTGATATTACATTATTCTTTGTTGGTGGTGGTAGTCCGCCACCATAATAACCATAAGTAGCACCTTCTGGCCAACTTTCAAAGTTATTATTATCTACATTTTCTACTTGTTTATCATAAATCGAATTTAATCCAAATACATCTCCGACTACTGCCATTGATTTTTACTCTACTTTAAGGTCCGGATTAAATAATGATTGTGGAATTTGCTTTTGTTCTTGCTCTTCAACACCGCGAATAAGTTGTTGATCCATTCCAGTAATTTCTTCAATGCCTGCAGAAACTGCTTGCTGAAGATTATTCAAGAAGTCCATAGGATTGTTTGGATCGCCAAAACTACCTTTGATGCGATTGACATCATCAGTCAATACTGTAGGAGCACTTGCACGACGCATAGAGCGAATATTACCAGCATTCACGCCTGTTCTTGCGGCAAGTAAATCATCAAGAGATTGATTAGCAAGACGACGTTCCCAGTAATTTGGTTGATCTTCATTATATTGATCTCTTGAAACTAATTTACCACCATTCAATTCAATCAAACGATTAATCAATTTATCAAAACATTCAAGTTCTTCTACTGCTGCTTTAAATCCACGATTCAAACCTTCAAGCATACGGTGAAAATGAAACTCATCGATATCATACCAACATAGTTGTTCACCACCTTCACGAGTTTTCCACCAAATTGGTTGAGTCTTATCCTTCCCGTCCCACTTATAATGAAATTCTCTTGCCGATCTCTTTGCTTCAATGACTTGTTGTAGAAGACCTTCCGCTACACTTCTACGATTGATAAGTGCTGCCTTAAATGCTGATGGAATCGTAAAGTTGTCATGAATAATAAATTTTTCAATCTGAAAATCTGAACGACCTTGTGCTAGTTCCGTTTCACTTTCTTCCCAACGAGTTGCCTCTTGAAGAACCTTAAGCATAAATTCATTATTATCATCTAAAACTTCTTTAGATGTTGCAAGTGCAATTGCTTCATAATTGTTAGACATACTTATCCAATTAAACTAATAGTGTTGTTTGTATTTATGGTGCAAATCTTTGTGTTACTGCAAGAGATAATCTTTTATCCGCAACTTCCTTTCCCCATTTTTTACAAAAATGTTTATATAATTGTTCGGTTCTTGAATCCTTTTCTTCGGTTGTTTCATAATCCAAAGATCTATGAGAAAAATGAAGTAGATATGACTGAAGATTAAACTTTGTTTCATATTCAAATTGCTCAGATCTCAATGTATAATCTATGTCTTCACCACCACCTTTTCCAAATTCTTCATCAAATAATCCAACCTTTGAACTGACTTCATGTGGAATATAAAAACAGTAGAATGCTTTGATCAAGTTTGGTGCTATATTTGGTATGTTTGACGTAATTTGAGAGGCAATTTGATTGAGGGATTCTTCTTTTCCAACAAATTCTTCAAGTTCCATTTCATTTTTTATCCAATCACCATTTAGATGTTGATTACATAATGGAATTGAAATTGAATTTAAGTCGCCCAAATTTTGATTCCAGTTTTTTGTAAAGACAATATCATTACTCAATCCAACAAAATCTACACCATCCATAATTGCTTGCTTAAGAATGAAATTCATATTTTCAGCAAAAGATTTTGGAGAAACATTTGAGATTACTGTAATATTTTCATAGTCCTTAGTAAATGATTTATCATTATCAATCAAGAAAAACTTGTCTTGTTTTCTAAAAATGCTATTTCTGAAAAATGTGTCTAATGCAAGATGTGTATATTTTTGAGAACACTTCATGTCCACCATACAATAATATCTCGGTCTTTCTTGTTCTTCTTTTGAAAAACCTTGTATTAAATTTTTCCAGACTGCTGCAATCTTTTTCCAGTCATAAGTTTCTTTTGTGATTTGAGAAAGTTCTTTTGTTGCAGCATAAAATGTCTGAGGTTCTTTATCGAAGAAATCAAAACATCTTGAAAGTTCTTGTGCAAATTCATTCACAAACTTTGGAGATGGTTCCCAACCAACTGGAGTATTCTTTCCAACCATAGGAATATACTTACCACGATTGAATGAGACCTCTCTCAGTGCTCCTATATCGCTTGTAATTGGATAGCATCCGCATACCATTGCCTCTGCCATAGATACACAGAATGTCTCCTCCCAGACGTTAGGGTGCACAAAGAATGCAGCATCTTGTACGTGAGGAAGAAGTTGTTCTCGGTCAATACAAGGAGAATACTCTACACCAGGAAGAGACTTCAGTTCTTCAATTGCCTCTAAGTGTTCTGGTATTTTGAAGTGTTGTTCATATTCTTCTCCGTAAAGATTATGGGAAGAGAATACTTTTAACTTTGCATCTGGATGATTTTTAATGACTTGTTTCCAGATTTTTGGAAGTGGTGCAATGCCCTTGTGTGGTCCAGAAAAGTAAATTGCTGTCTTAGATTTTGGTGATTTGAGATGAAAAATATCTGCAACACCATTTGGAATGACTACAATCTTTTCTGCAGGTGCTCGGTTATATTTGATATATTGTTCTGCTTCCCAGTTTGATACACAGACAATTAAATCAATCTGCGATACAAGTTCGGGAAGTCTTAATAGTTGTGGTTGGTCACAATTGTCATGTGCCCACAGAATTTTATATTTCTTATTTGATTGTGCTAAGACTTCAATACTTCTTGAAACTTCAACATTATTTGGAAAAGAATAATATTGATTGAGATAATAAAAAGAACTTTCAGTTGCTCCAGATTTCATATCATAATGATGTAGATAACTTATTTAGTTTGTAACTGCTGCTAACTGCGTTATTCCTGTTGGTAAATTATTTCCAGGAGTACTAAAACTATCATTGGAGAAATCAAGTCTTATAATAATAGAAAAATATGAAGGTACGTTACTTCCTCCGCCAGCAATATATCCATAAGTAGCACCTTCTGGCCAACTTTCAAAGTTATTATCAGTTACGTTTTGAACCTGTAGTTTTTTGACTTCTTGTAGAGAAAATACTGCCATCAGAGTCCAAAAATAGAATATCTTTGAGTTCTCTTTTTCCAGAACTCCATATGATTATATTTATTGATTACATACTCACTTAAGAACTTTGAATTATCACGATGTATTTTTTCTACCTTATTTCTTACGGTATGCATATTTTCTAACTTATAAACCTCATCATTCTCATCAAATTTTGGTTTTATATTCTCAAAAGTATGAGTAAATCTTGGAAGTTCTAAGAAATCATAAATCTTATTCAATTCCTGTTGTGGATTATTTACTAGATTATCGTAATCAACTAACAACAAATACTTATTGTTCCCTTTATGAAATGCTTCTGTAAGTGCATGATAGGACATTCCAATAATACCTTGAGGAGACATTAGATAATCAGCACGATTATCATTACTGATTTCTATATTGTTTTTAATAAGTCCTTCATCAATAAAAGAAGTTGTTTTGGAATGGTAAATGAGATTTAAAAATGAAGATATAATGTCTTGTATGTCTCTGACTGGACAAATAATCTTTGGTTCTGGAGTGATGTAATCTTGAATATGTTGTATTTGATTGACCCAACCTCTAGATTTATCAATAATAGTATTTTGTGGAGTATTGAAGTAATAATTATGAGGTATAGATGATAATACTTTATGAGCACATTCTGGTTTTGGGTGTGCTTTGTATTGTTCAGAATTATATAAAAGATACTCTTCAGTATAATGTATTGTATCCAAAAGTGGTGAGTTTGTAGATGCGTGTATTTCTGGATTTTGATTGAGTAGTGCTGTTAATAAAGTTGAACCTGATCTTGGAAGACCAGACATAAAATAAAAAGATTTCATAATTTAATTTCAGTTTGTAACTCCCACATCATTACCAATAGTTACAGGTACCTTATTTGCACTATTAGTTGTAACTCCAGTAGAAAAATTTAATCTAAGTATATTACTTGATGCTGTTGGCGTAGATCCACCAACAATATATCCATAATAATCACTCGATAATGAAGCTGAAGATGAGGTATTAACTGGTAGATTATTCGCTGGATTACTAACAGTTTCTGTAGAAAATGGAAATTTATATACCGTGTTAATATATGGAAAAGAACCTCCACATATATATCCTTCAGAATTATTCTGAACCGCTGCGCGACCATCACATGTTGTTGGTGATACTGTACCAATTACTGAAGTAGTTTCACTCACAAAATCAAGTCTAGTCATAGTTGTAAACCAATCATCTCCTGGAGCATCATAATAATATCCACCCATAAAATAACCATATGAATTAGTAGAAAAATTTTGTCTATATCTACCTTTAAAAGGTAAATTTTTTCCAGTATCGGTTATAACTTCATTAGAAAAATCCATTCTAGTTATGTCACTATATTCTTGACTTCCTGGATACTGTCCACCACAAAAATAACCATAGTTATTGTTCATGACATTTTGAGATGAAAAAGATGCAATACCTAATAAACGTTTTTGGGAATCAGTCGCAGTTTCGTTAGAGAAATCAAATCTTACTATTGTAGAAATAGTGCTTGGTCCAGGAGTAAGTCCACCAGTAAAATATCCATAATTATTATTAAATACAAATCCACACCAGGTTGCACCTGTTGGATTAGATGCAGTTATAAATTGAGAAGATTCACTAGATAAATCAAATCTAATGTAAGATGTTTTCGTGTGTATGTATCCATAAGTCTTATATCCTTTGGCACGATAGACTGAAGCACCACCAGAGACTGCCGCCATATTAGATCTTGTTGTTGGTAAATTATTTCCTGGATCACTTATAGTTTCATTCGTAAAATCAAGTCTTGTGATGGTGTTAATATTAAATGGTGGAGAATAACCGCCACCAAAGTAACTATAAGAATCACTTGAAGTTGCCGATAATCCAGATCTTATCGTTGGAAAATTATTTCCTGGATCACTTACAGTTTCATTGGAAAAATCAA